GCTAAGAAAAGGTTTGGTTTGTCAGACTATATACCTCTTGAGGTTGAAATGTCTCAAGGAAAAAACTGGATGGAACAAGAAGATTGTGCTTGACAAACGAGTGATTTTGTGATATAAGGGATTCTTTTTTGAAAGGTAAAAAATATGAATGATTTAGCAACGATAGACGTAACAAATGTAGATCAGTTGGCTGCATTATATTCTACGATGGATGAAGGTCCAACACTAGCAAGAGCTAGAATAAACAAAGATAGTTCAGTAGAAGTTAATGAAGAACTGGTGGATGTGCCATCACCTTCTATTGCTTTATCTCATCCAGAATACGGAGAAGTGTTTGGTAAGAATACATACTTCAGAGTATTCCTAGATACCATGCAGACCTCAGTGTTTGATCCAGACCAAGAGAAGTTTACTAACATAAGTCAGCATTTCAAGAAGTTCTCTGAGACTGCACTTGATTGGTATGGAGGTGATAAGTGTGGCTGGATACCATCTAAAGAGAAGGAGAAGTTACGAGGTGTAGACCCTGTAGCATATGCTAATGCAACTAAAGTTAAACTGTATCGTCACATCTTTGGTTTGATTAAGATGGATGATCCAGTAATTGCAGGATCTAAGGAGAAGGTAAAGATAGAAGATGTACCTTTTCGTATGAAGCTAGGGCCATCAAACTTTATGGAAGTCAGTAAGGTCATGGGTGGTATGATCAAGCAACAGTATATGCCACTGAACTTTGATATGAAAGTCTCATTCAAGTTAGAGAAACGAGGTTCTAACAAATGGTTTGTACTGAAGTATCAACCCATGTTAGCCAAGATGCATCCTCTTACTGATGAATCAAGAGAGTACATAACTAGCTTTGTTGATCTAGTTAAGAGAGAGAATGAACAAGTCGCTACCAAGATGAGAGAAAACTCATCAGGCACTATTCAAGAAGATGACTTCAGTGACATCATAGATGGTGACTAATATTGCTGAGAAGATTGAAGATTTCCTAGCAAATGATCCAAAGATCCCTGATGATATTATATTCAGGGCTAGTCAAATGTTTAATAATAAGTTGGGGAAATTCAACTTCAAGAGAAAAGGGGGAGCTAAACTTCCCTCTATGTCTCAGGTAGGTAAACCCTTTTGTCAATTACATGCTGAGAAATTAGGGTGGGAAAAAGTAGCAGAAGTAAATTCTTTTAAAATTAAAATGTTATACGGAGATATGACTGAGGTAATAGCAGTTGCATTGCTACTTGCAGCAGGAATAGAGATAATAGATTTAAATAAAAGAGTTACTCTTGAGACTGAGCATGGAATAATAAATGGAGAATTAGATTTAATAATAAAAGATGGTAATTCGTACTCTCTCTGGGATATTAAAAGTGCATCTAAGTTTGCTTTTGAAAAGAAGTTTGAGTCTTATCAAGCATTAAAAGACAATGATGACTTCGGTTATCTAGAACAGTTGTATGGATACACTAAAGCAGAAAGAGAAGAAACTCCAGATATCAAAGCTGGTGGCTGGATTGCTATAAGTAAAGAAACAGGTGAGATGAAGGTAGTACCTGCTGACCCTGACGATGAAGAAAGTTATACAAGTAAAATCAGTGATACAATAAGTAAGTATGTTGAAGCTGATGAAACAAATTTTAAAAGATGTTTTGAAGACGAACCCGAAACTTTTTATAGAAAGACAACAGGAAATAGAAAGTTACACAAGACCTGTAGTTACTGTAACTTTAGATATTCTTGTTGGCCTGATTTAGTTTATGCGAAAAACCCAAGGTCCAAATCGGCAACAGCGTACAACTACTACACGGTCTTCAAGGATTAAAGTTTCTTCTGCGAAAGCAAAAGGAAGAAGACTTCAACAGTGGGTACGTGACTATCTGCACTCTAATCTAAAAGGTATAGAGAAGGATGATGTCACCTCTACTCCTGGTGGAGTTAATGGCCCTGATATTGGGCTTAGTCCACTAGCAAGGAAGCTGTTTCCTTGGACGGTTGAATGTAAATCTAGATCTTCTTTCTCTGTATACGAGGCATTGGAACAGGCTGAAAGAAACTTAATTAAGAATACTAAACCTATTGCCATATTAAAAGGTGATAGGAAACAACCTTTAGCATTATTGTATGCTGAAGATTTATTGGAGATACTAACGTGTTCGATGACAAAAAAGAAAAAGTAATACATCAAGTTACAGTACCTGATAATACATTCGCTATCTTTTGTAACTACGATGAAGACAATAGAACTATAAGTTTATATGTAGGAGACTTTACATCTGATGAGTTAGCAGACGGTGCTGCCCATGAGATGCTGCTAGAAATTGGTGATAGTATTACTATGATGTTGGAAGCAACTATACAGAATGCAGTTGCTCAATCTACTGGTGATGGCAAGGTAGAACTAAAACCAATAAAAAAAGTAAAAAATGTAGATGGTAATATAATTTATGCAAACTTTTCAAAGAGGTTACACTAATGACAGAGTATCTAGCTACCTATCCTCAAACTGAGTCATCAGTTGATATGGTAAATCATCCACCTCATTATAATCAAGGTGATATAGAATGCATTGATGCAATAGAAGCATCAACAGGTTCAAACTTTAAATTTTATCTACAAGGTAACGTAATGAAATATCTTTGGAGATTTAATTATAAAGAAGAACCAATAAAAGATTTAAAAAAAGCACAATGGTATCTTGAAAGATTAGTAAAAGAAGTTACTCTTGAAGAGTATGAAAAGCATAGAGACTAGAGGATACTTCCAGTGATAGTATTTGTTAGAATAACTGCTGACGTACACAAAGAAGCTTCGTGGCTACCTGCTGATGGAGTTGATGGATTAGAGTCTGAACTAAAAGACTTAATCTCTAATGCAATAAAAGATTGTATTGATGGTATAGATATTAATAAAATAAAGGTTATAATAGATGACATTTAAATCAAACATGAATCCAATGTTCAGATCAAAATTCTCTGAGGATATATTTAACTTAAAGTATGCTCATACAGGTTGTGATACGTGGGAACAGTTATCAAGAGTTCTTGTAGAAGATGTATGCGGTAACTTACGTTCAGGTGAAGAAGCTTTAATGCGTAAAGAAGAACGTAAAGAGCTACAGAAGTATATCACAGATCTCAAGTTCGTACCAGGTGGTAGATATATTTATTATGCAGGACGAGATAGACGCTTCTATAATAACTGTTTCCTATTATCTGCTGAAGAGGATACGCGAGAGGATTGGGCTAACCTAAGTTGGAAAGCAGAATCATGTTTGATGACAGGTGGAGGTATTGGAGTAGACTATTCTATCTATCGTGAGTCAGGTAGATCTCTTGGTGGATCTGGTGGACTAGCATCTGGCCCGATACCCAAAATGCAGATGATTAATTCTATAGGTGCTAATGTAATGCAGGGAGGGTCACGTAGATCAGCCATGTATGCATCACTTAACTGGAAGCACAATGATATACCTAGTTTCTTAACTGCTAAGAACTGGGGTGATATGAATGTTGGTACTACAGGATTTACTTTTAAAGATATAAAGGAGCAGGACTTTAACTTCCGCGCACCTCTAGATATGACTAACATCAGCGTAAACTATGACACCGAATGGTTGATGAATTACTGGAAAACAGGTGATGTTGGTGAAGTGTTTATGAAGAATGTTGAACAAGCACTAACGTCTGCTGAACCAGGATTTAGCTTTAACTTCATGGAGAATGAAAAGGATACCCTGAGAAATGCTTGTACAGAAGTTACTTCTGCTGATGACAGTGATGTTTGTAATTTGGGTAGTGTTAATCTTGGACGCATTGATTCACTTCAGGAGCTTGCTAGAGTCGTTGAACTTGCTACTAAATTCTTAATCTGTGGTACATTGAGAGCAGAGCTACCCTATGCTAAAGTACATAGAGTTAGGGAAAAGAACAGAAGACTAGGTTTAGGTTTAATGGGTATGCATGAATGGTTAGTTAAACGTGGAGAGAAGTATGAAGTTACCCCAACATTACATAGATGGTTATCGATATATCAAGGGGTTAGTGACGATACAAGTAAGAAATTTTCTGATGAGTTATCTATATCCAGACCAGTTGCGAACAGGGCTATCGCTCCTACTGGTAGTATTTCTATACTCGCTGGTAGCTCCAGTGGGATAGAGCCAATATTTGCAGTGGCATATAAACGTAGGTATTTAACAGGAGGTACTAAATGGAAGTATCAGTATGTTATAGACTCCGCAGCACAAGAGTTAATTGATATGTACGGTGCTGATCCTGATAAGATTGAATCTGCGTTAGACTTAGCAGATGATTACGAAAGAAGGATTAAGTTTCAAGCAGACGTACAGGATTACGTAGATATGTCTATTAGTTCTACTATCAATCTACCTGCTTGGGGATCTAAGTTTAATAACGAGGATACTGTAAGTAACTTTGCTAATACATTAGCATCATATGCACATAGATTACGTGGATTTACAGTATATCCAGATGGTTGCAGAGGTGGTCAACCATTATCTGTAGTACCATATAGTGAAGCAATAGATAAATTAGGTACGGAGTTTGAAGAGCATGTTGAGACACATGATATATGCGAAATTACCAATTCAGGAGGGGTCTGTGGCGTTTAGAAAACGCAGAAGATATCCTTTTCCAATGAGGGATATTGTTCATCAGGGCAGGATAGGGTTCAGACGTAATAAAAATAATCCTTTTCCTACTACTTCTGATAGGTATAGAGAATGGCTGAGAGGCTACAACCTTGAGTATTATTCTAATCTAAAGAGGTTAAGTACTATCGATGGATCAACTTAGTTTATTTTCTACCGAAGAAATATTAAAAGTAGAGGATGGTAAAACTTGTACTAAATGTAATAAGTATTTACCCTTCTCTGCTTTTCACAAAGATGCCTCTGGATATGCTTTAGGATTAAGGCCAGAATGTTCAGAGTGTAGAAACTACTCTAAAATGATAGCTAAAAAATTAAGAGAAGAAGAAGGCCCACCACCAGAGGATTATGTATGTCCTATATGTAATAAGAGTAGTAACTCAGGTAATAAACATCAATCCACTTGGGCGTTAGATCATTGCCATGACACTGATACTTTTCGTGGATACCTATGTTACAAATGTAATAAAGCATTAGGTATGTTTGAAGACAATACAGAGTACTTAAATAAAGCAGTAAAATATTTAAACAAACATTTAAGAAAGGTATTTTTAAATGACTAAAAAAAATATATTAATGGGGGGATTAATTGCTATATGTATATTTGCATTTAATGTTTCTCAATCGAAAGCACAACAAACAAATGCAGGAACAAACTGTAGGAGTATGGAAGAGGCTATCGCTTCTTTGGAAAAAACTCATGGGGAATACATCGCGTTCAGAGGACTCTCAATAAGAGGTCACGTTACTACTATATACTTAAATAAAATTACTGGTACTTGGACCGCGCTAGTTTTATACCCAAGCCTAGAACATAAAATGTGTGTAGTAGATTCGGGAACTATCGGAGAAAGACTAGAAGGGAAAAAAGAAAACAAAATAAATGGCGGTCCTGCGGAGAACAAAGACCTGTCATGGGAGAACTTTCGTAAATTCTTTAGTGTCAATACAGCTAATGAGTATTTACTACGTATATTTGGGGCTAAAAAACAAGGAATCGACGAGAAGCCACTTTAAACGCTCACACAGCGCGAGTAGGTAAAATATGGACTATACCTACCAGAGACTATCGTTAGACCCCTTTCTCGCGCATCCTACGAGGTCAATTTTTAAAGATTGGACAAAAAATGAACTTTAAAACAGTAGTTACTAAAGAAGATGGAGGTAGAACAGCAAATACGTTTGGTCTGTTGCGTGATGCTAAAAAGTATGCTAGAAAGTTTTCTAGTCCAGGTGATCACGTAAAGATTACTGAGTCAGGTAATAAAGAAGTATTTATTTTATTTGATTACATTGTCGAAGATTGGAGTGACAAATGATTAAGAACTTATTAATAGCTAGTGGTATTATATTAGTACTTGCAATATGTGGAGTTGCTTTTGCTGATACTAATAAATATTTAGGTGCGCTTAGTGGTAAGTGTGGCTATAAAGAAAATGGTGATTGGGTAGATCAGAAAACAGGTCAGGTCTATGCATATGGAACAATGGAAGATGCAAAGCGTTGCGCTTTCTTTGGTCTGTTACCTCAGTCAGTGTCAGACAGACTAGGTTGGCTAGGCACTGCTGAAGATAAAGAAATATCAGACGCTATACGGTTGTTAAATAAGACCGTTAAAGAATCTCATAATAAGTAAGTGAAGGGGGATTAATTTCCCCCTTTATCTTTTGGTGAAACCTGCACCGAAATACAAGCCAGTGATTGCAGCGACTAAGTTTGTATCAAGTGGCGTTATTACGAAACCATTAAATGATTTCCACATCATAGCCTTGTCAGGCCCGAATAACCAGTTAGCAAAACCTCCTTGTAGTTCTGAGTAACCTACAGTTACCAGCCAAGGAGTATCAGGATAGATCAAAGGAACTACCTTTGGTAGCACGATAATAGAGAATACAGCAGACAATGCTATGATTCTTCTAGTCCACGCAAAATGCGTATCCTTCGATCCGTACTCTCTCACAGAAGTATTAAGCTTTTCCTCTGCTGTCAGAGCAGTTATATACATTTTATTGTCTTCTTGTTTGGCCTTGATGTTCTGGCCCCATATACTCATCACCCCACCTAATACGGTTGAGGTCAAGAGTGTAAATATTTCCATTGGGAATCCACCCATGTCTCTCTCCTTATAATCCTAATGCATTCATCTGACTTACATAGCCACCTTCTTGAAAAGTTAAACCTAACTCTCTGGACTTTCTCTGTAAATCAATAAAGTCTTCCTCTCCTATAGATCCACGTTTGTCTGCTATAGACTTTATTTGTTTTAATATTTCTATTTGATTATCTGATGCTTCTCTATTTTTATCTTCATCTATATATGTTAATATGTTATCTATATTAGCTCCAGGGTTTTGTCTTTTATATATTTCAGCAGCGTCAGAAAAATCATCAGACGATAAACTCTTTCTGTAGTTAGCTAAGAAGTGTAGATTGGGTCTTGCTGCTTTCACCATCGCATTAGCGAACCTTCTTACGTTGACATAAGTTTTTCCTGTTTCACCTAATCTAAATGCGTCTAAAACTCTTTGCGGAACATTGGCAGCATTTTTACCAAAAAATATATTATCTAGCATTCTACGCTTTTCTTCTGGAGAACTATTAATATACCTTGAACTATTTAAAAATGGCTCTACAACTTGTTTACTCGCTATTCCTAAAGCCTTTTTAAATGCATAGTTGTATTCAGGAACTCTAGTACCTGCGTTTGTTTTATACTCAGGTATGCCTAATCTTGCTAGTTCTTCACCCACTCTAGTCTTTCTTGGAGCTACAGCAGCACCAGTTAACTGCTTTTGTATAGGTGCATCTATAGGTCTAGGAGTTTCTTCAGCAGTGCCTGTTCTAAACTCAGGTGTATCCGCAAATACTGCCTTTTCAAATGGTGTACCTCTAAATACATTCTTTGCTACCTCATCTACTATACCCTGAAATACAGGTGAATCTATTTCAAAGTCTATGCCAAATGCATTTTTCTGCATACCTCTTTCAACAGTTTCAGATCCAGTGGCACTTTGAATAATATCTTGTATAGGTCTTGTAGGTGTAGCGTATCCACCAAGAAAGTATCCTAGCACACTACCGATAGACTTACCTAAATCCTTTGCTGCCAGTGGATCATTATCCATGTTAGCTAATCGTTGATATCCATTACGAGCAAAGTTACCAATAGCACCTGCTCTAACAGTCACACCTAGTACAGCTTCAGATCCACCTATAACATATTCTTGTGTAATAGGTTCATCTCTAAATGATTTTAATATTAAATCAGCAAAGAACAAGAAAGGTGTGAGAGGAAAGATAGGTCTAAGATCTCGCTGTTGACCCTCAAAGTCCTCAACTAAATACCATTCAGGTCCACCCCTCTCAGATCTCAATGCTATTGCTGCTGCAAGTAAAGCTGCACCTTCAGTAGTTTCTACTATACCTCTTTTAAGATTAACTAAACTTCTTTCAGCTTGTGCAAAATCTTTACTTATTGTTTGTATAGTATCTTCTAGTTCTGCTTTTCTAGCTGGATTAGCAGATGCAGGATTTTGCATGAGTAAATCAAACTCTGCTTGAGCTTCATTTAATTTTGTTCTATTTTTTACAGCATCATCTACATTTCTCTGCATTAGTTCTCTTCCAGCTTTAGCCATTTTTAAAAGACTAAAACCAGATCTGTTAGTTGTATATACTAATGAGTTAATTAAGAAGTTAGGGAAAGGTATAACTGTCTTTAATAATGCATTGTTATTTAGAGACTTTTGAACATTGTTTACTAGTCTACCACCAAATGCTAAATCATCACCTGCACGTTTAGTTTGATATGTCATCTTATAAGCAAAGTCTAATGCCTTACTTACCATCTCATCATTTAGCAAATTTAATTTATTTTGTTGTAAAATATCATCCACACCTGATACGCTTTTATCAGTTATAATTCCTCTGTTACGAGCAGTTTTTATTTGAGCATCTAATTCACTTAGAAAACTTGCAGATTTAATTGCTCTATCTTGATGTCTGTTGAGTACGTTTAAGTAATTAGATGCAGTACTAAATCCTTTACCAAGTATACCTAATTCATCTCTTGCTACAGGCATATAGTCATCAAATACTTGGAATAAAAGTTTATCTACTTTAGAAAAATCTTTAGCTATTAATCTTGCAATAGGTATTGAGTCTTCAGGATTAAATAAATTTTTACTTAAATCAAGAACACTACGATTTAAATATTCATTATCTACTTCAGTAGAGTATCCTAATAATTTATTATCCATCTCTGTAAAAAAATTATCTAGCTTAGTTTCAACCATCTGACCAGGAACACGTAAGGTAGAACCTATAATGTTACGCATGGTTGTCGCAGGTTGCGATATAAGAAAAGATCTCCATATATCCACACCCACATTAAACTTATTAGCCATGCGTTCTTCTAGTAATTTTTCTTCTTTTATTATTTCTAATAGACCACGTTGCTCTGGCGTAAGATTTTGAGAAGCTTTTTTAATTGATGGTAATAATACCTCTTGAAACTCTTTTTGAACATCTGCTGGTTGTGATAATCTTTTTCCTCTAGAACTAAATTCAGCAGTGATATGCAATGCTACATTTTCTGGCTCTATACCTTCTCTGATAAATATACTCATTATATCAGGGTTATCTTTTATAAACTGTTCATCTCTAAATAAAACAGCTATATTTTCTGTTGGTGTTTTTCTAAGATCAATTTTAGATTTTATTCTAGGGTTTTCTCTAACAGCAGATTTTACAGCGTTTGTTATTTTCTCTGTAAACTCTACACTAAATACTCTTTGAACAGATGGACTATCAATATTAATGCCATCAGCATCTAGATTATCTCTCATTTTTTTAAATTCTGGACTAGATTTATCTAAGAATTTTTTCTTACTAGTCTTTATATATTCATCTGTTGAATCTTTTACTTGTTTTTCTGTTGCTAACTTAGCGTCCGAAAGATTAATAGACTTAGTTATTGTACCTGTCTCATCCTTCTTACCAATAAATTCTACTACTGCTGTATTGTTTTCTCTATCAAACTCAGTTATCTTACCCATAGAATCATATTCATCACTAAGATCTGTTTGATCTTTTAGAAAAACATACGATCCACTGTAATCATCTTTTGTTTTCTCTGCTGCACTTTGAAGACTATCTAATTTAGCTCCTCTACCTTGTGCTGTATCTTCTAAATTTTCTGCTGCTATTTTTTCTATTTCTTCTATTCTTTTACCACCAGCAAACCTAGCTCCCAAAGCACCTGCTGCACCACCTGCTATACCACCTATAGCACCAGCAGTGCCTATTTCAGCTAAACTCTTGTCTTCTCTAACACCTAAATCTTGTTCTGCTTCTTGGACTAATGCTTCTTGACCTGCACCTATAGCAGCTTCAGCTACAGCAGGAGTAGCAACAGCACCTGCTTTACTTGAGAATGCTCTAGCTAATATTGGTTTTAGTGCAGCCCTACCAGCAGTTCCAGCTATTAACTTACCTGCACCAAGACCTAAAAGATTTATTGGATCTGCTAAAGTGTATCCTACATATTCTGCTACTGCTTTTGCTTTAGTTCCTAATGATGTATCTCCAAATACTTCATCTACTTCTTCATCAACAACTTTGTATAACTTACTTAGTCGTTGCTTAAACTCTGCATCATCAGGCTTGTCATCATCAAGATTATTTACAAAGTTTATAAATTTAGCAGCAGATACAGTATTAGATTGGAGAGCGCGATAGTCTTCTAAGAAACTATCTACAGCCTCCTCTTTAGAATCATACAATTCATTGTTACGTTTAAAACCGTAATCAGCTAATGTAGATACTAACTCTTTATCTTTTAATATATCTTCTCTGGTTAAAGACATTACTTTGGAACCCTTTTAGTTACATTAAATTCTTTATCAACATCAAGATCAAAAATTTTAGTTTTATCTTTATTTGTAACTGTTACAATATATCCATCTCCACCTTCTTTTCTTGCTGTTTCTACTTTTGTTAGTCCTTCTTTTTCTAATAGTTCTTTTAAACTTACTTTAACTGTAGTATCATCAGTATCATCTTTTTTAGGTTTAATATTAGATTTTACTTTAGATTTAGGTACTTCGTATTCACCCTCTTTTATCTCATCTAATACCGTTTGAACACCACGTTCTCGCATATCAGCTTCTACTTTGTTTAAATTTTCTCTATCAAATGTAATAACTTTATCTTTTAATTCTTTAATATATAAAGGTATGTTAATAGCATCTCTTTGACTAATATCTCTTTCAGCTAAATTAAGTATTTTATTTGCAAATGATATTGCAACAGCAACTTCTTTTCCTTTAAATGTTTCTGGCATATCTTGAGATATTACTTTATCATTTTCGTTTCTAATAGACTTTTCTACACCTTGATTTAAACGATCTTTAACTTGAGGTGCAATCCCCTCTATAATCCTACGTTCTTTTGGTGCATATCTTCTTTCAATCGCTTCACGCTGTTCTTCAGTGATACCTCTATTAATTCTATCTCTTTCTATTTGCCCTTGTCTTGTAGGTGATAGCATATCTAAGAAAGATTCTTCTGTCTGTTGTTCTACAGTTTTATCTTCAGCAGCTTTAGCTTTTGTTTCTCTGATTTGTTTATCTCTAACTTGCACGGCTCCAATAGTATTTTTTAAACTGTTTCCTAAATCTTTATAGGTTGTAATATTGTCACCTTGAATCCTTACATTTGGTAAGTAAGAATTACCTAACTCAATTAGAGTATCTTGATCTAAACCTTTTAACTTATTTGCTAACCCAGGTAGATCCTCACTTATTGCAGATATTATACCTTGAGAAACACGAATAGCATCATCATCTTTCTTTTTATCTGTTCTAATAGTATCATTAGCTTTAATTATAGAAGCCTTTATTTCATTTCTATAATCTTTTGTAAGTTGATTTTGTCGATCTGCAATCTCTTCTTGTTTAGTTCTAAAACCTTCTTCAAGACCTATAATCATACCTGTAGAAAGAAAACCCATCATTCACCTCCCATTAAACCACCTCTGGGTATAGAAGGTTTATCTTCCTCATCCTCAGAAGGTTCATCTTCTTGTACCTCTTCAGGTTCATCTGTGTCACCTGTAAGTTCTTTTATTTCTTCTTCTCGTTCTTTTAATAAATCCATAGCTTCTTCTAGTGTTTTATCAGCTTTACGTTTTGCTAAAGGAATATATTTAACATTAGACTTATCTAACATTTTCATCATTAACTCAAAGATAGGTGCATAGATCAGATACATTGTATCAAACCCTATCTTACCATTAGCCCAAGCAGAGAATACGATTGATCTAGCAATGAGTTCTACAGGCACACCTATCTCAGCAGCAACTGCTACACGCTCAAAAGCCTCTTCACCGATTATACCACTAGCTATAAATTCATACGCATCAGCAGGATCAGCTATCTCTGCTGGTCTTTCATGTGGCTCTGAACCTAGCTCAGTAGTTAAAGATGAACCAGGAATAGGAGCGTCGAACATTACTAAATCATTATCTTCCATATTACACCTTTAAGTCTTTATCATCTAAGTCTATAATAGAAGACATTAATTTATCATGCCTACTAATTAAAGCTCCTACCTGACCTGCTGTACCCAAATCTGCAAACTCTTCAAATCTTGGTTGCCTTGTTCCTGTCTCCCGAACAGACGTAACAACAGGTGCTTGTCTTTTAGAAAATGTTGGTCTTCTTGCGCTACCCTTTTTACCACCGCCAAGAATTGCTTTCGCACCAATCTGTACTGCCATACTTGCTATAGTTGAAAACATAATATTATCCCTTTAAATTTTACTAATAACTTTATCTGCTACACCAGCTAATATGCTACCTATAAAATTACCTTTAGATATATCTCCAGCTAATTCTAGATCTCTATCAAAAGCATATGATGATAAAGCTAAATTGTTTTGAAATGCAGTTTCATTTATTGCGTTTACTCTTGCAAAGTTTATCTGATCTCTTTGTTCTTGTAGTAATCTATTCTGTGCATTCTGACTTATGTTAAATAGATTCCTAGTATTGTACTCTGCCTCTGCATTAGCTATAGCAGTGTTAGATGTATTAACTTGTCTACGATAAACTGCATTGGCTTGATCTATTACAATAGAGTTTTTAACATTAAATTGATCCCTATTGTTAGCCATCGTAGAGTTAAACTGTTCTATAGCATTCTCTTGTCCTGCATTAAACTGTCTTATTCCATTAGTTTGTGCAGTATTAAATTTAGCAGCATCATTAAACAGTGATGCAAAGAACTGATCATTCTGTTGATCATTAGTTGCATTAAACTGTCTGGCTGTATTTACAGCAGACTGATCGGTAAATAAACTTTGAACACGATTAGTAGAGTTAGTTACTCTAGCTTGTTGTTCATTATTTAAGTTAGCTAGATCTAATTGCAAGGCCATTTGAGAATTAAGAACTTCTGCCTGTTGTCTATTGTTTAGGTTTAGTTCCTGCATTCTCCTATATGTTTCTGCATCAGCAGCAGCTATAGGTGTAGAGGCTTCCATAGCAGCCTGTACAATAGCAGCCCCTGCCATGCTAGAAGCACCCATACCTCTAGCAGCTAGTCTTTGTTCAGCAGTTCTTACAGCACCAGCAGCAAATGCAGGTATCTTCCCATCCTCAAACTGAGTCATCAGTCTAGCTAGTTGACCCTGCACTGTAGCGTCTGTACTTACAATGCCTTTCTGTGCTGATATAGTGTCACTAAGATCTTCTTGTCTAGCTGCTGTCATATCTTGTTGAGCTACTAGATTAAATCTTTCTTGTGCAGTAAACTCTGCATCATCTGTTTTTACTGGATCTCTAGCTTGTGCTATATTAGCTCTAGCTGTTGTAACATCAAATTTTGTAGGATCTACTTCATATTTAGTAGCATCTAAAAACTCGTCTGGTTTAGTTTGTAATCTTTGTAGCTGTAATTCAGTACCACCTTTTGTAGGTTCATCTCTACCTTCTATCTTACCGAATGCTTCAAAGTGAGCTTTACCTGATGGTATCGTACCTGCTCTTACAGCTTCTGCAACATCTGGATTCTGTCTAAGATATTCTTGTTCATTAAACTCACCTTTAATTAAAGTAGGTCTATCTCTTTGTTCTTCTTCTTTACCTAAAGCAGTCTGTCTACCATAAGGATCTACAAACTCTTTACGAGATCCTACAGCTTGTTTAAATTTATCATATGCTTCGCCACCTTCTACACCAGTAAAGATACCTTTAAATCCTGTAGCTCTACCCACATCTCTAGTCTGTAATCCTTTTAACATACGATCTTTTACATTAGTAGGTAAGTTAGGATCATTTGGATCGGCAGTTAATGCTTGATAGTCTAACTGAGACAAACCTTGTAATGCAGGTGATGCACCTGGTCTACCTTCTGCTTTACCATAATCAAAGTAATGTTGTAGTCCAGCACCAGGTTTAGTTCCAACTGCTTGTGCTACATCTGGATTAGCCGCTAAATAATCTTTTTCAAAGTTAGAAAAGTCTACCTGTAAATCTTGACGTATGCCAGTACCTTCTTGATTTAAAAATTTAGAAAAATCTGGACTAGGAGTAGTGGTAGTAGTAGGTGCAGGTCCAGCAGGAGAACTACCTCCTATAGCAGGTGCAATAGCACTAGGTAAACTACCGATTAAATTACCTATACTAGTGCCTGTAGATGGCGTAGTAGGTGTAGGTCCTGTAGGTGTAGTGGGTGTAGATGTAGTGGGTTGTGTTGTTTGAACAGGATCAGGATCTCCCATTAATCCTGTAGAAGGTGGTATAGGTAGTCCTGTTGGTCCTAGTCCTTCGTTCTTACCAAATAATTGATAGTGTCTTCTAGCACCTTCTTCTCTTCGATCAACAGGTTTACCCACATAAAAGAAAGGATTAACACCAAAAGTTTCACCTCCACTTATAGCTTCGTCTACACTTGGATTGTTTTCAAGATATTTTTCAAAGTCAAAATCTTGTGGTATAGGACCAGAAGCTGTTCTTTGATTTAAAAAAGGATCTACAGGCGATTGTTCTCCTTCAGGAGTTATAAATCTCATTTGAGATTCTCTATTTGCAGGATCTGGATATGCACTTTCATTTGTAGGAGACATATCTATCACACCATCTCTGTAGCCTAAATCAGATATTTTATTTACGTATGTCTCTGCTGTTTCTCCTTTAAACGGAGATGGGTTATCACCACCACCAGGTGCTGCACCTATTCCTACATAAGTTAAATTTAATCTAAATGCTTCTGTACCTGGTCTAGCAAAATTTTTATTGTGTTCAGCAAAGTATACTCTAGCCTCATTATATAAATTTTCTTCAGTTACAGGTGTTTTATTTCTATTTAACTCAGTTGTTATATAATTTTTAACGTCAGGATTTGCATCCAAATATATTTTAGAAGCTAAATCAGCTTGTTGTTGAAACTGTTCATCTGATACTTCTACTGTTATTGGAGGGGCGCTTGGATTGCCTGGTACTCTTTGATATACTTTTGCCATGATATTTTACCTTATACAGGAACTCTATTCATTAATCCCTGAGAAGTTCTAAATAAGTTTCTAATAAATACATCTCTAGGGTCTTGAGACATTGGACCTAAAGCAGTAACATTCTGCTGTTGTTGTTGAGCAGGAAGTGCTAAGTTTCTACCTGCTGTCTGTGCAAAAGACTGAGCCTGTTGCTGTATGCCTGTAGGTTGTGCAAACGCTCTTAATCTAGCTGCTTGAGCTTCAGCCTGTCTTTGTTGTGTGAGCATCTCTGCTGCACGATTAGATGCTATGTTAGCACTGCCTATCTGTCTCTCTAGTTGTCTTTGACCTGCTCTTTGTGTACCTTGTATGTCACCTCTAGCAGTCTCTGCTTGTCTTTGATATGCCTGTTGTGCAGTACGGAATGCAGCTATATCACCACCCAAGCCACTTAAATCTCTAGTAAGATCTCTACCTAGTCTTTCTTGACCTGTCATTATACCAGCCTGTCCAGCAAACAATCCAGTAGGTGCTGTAGGTGTTACACCATCATCTGCTACACCTGCTGCTTGTCCTACTGCTTGTTGTAGTCCTGTTACACCAGTTCCTATTTGTGCTTGTTGTTGCTGTAGCTGTTGTTGTGTTCCAGCTAATCCTGCTTGTCCTGCAAATAAACCAGTAGCAGGAGCAGATGCAGTACCTGCTTGACCAACTCTACTCATTATACCAGCTTGTCCTGCAAACAATCCTGTAGGTGCAACTGCTTCATCATCTGTTGTTCCTGGTATTGCTGCTTGACCTATTCTTGATTCTATATTACCTAGTGGTTGAAACAGTCCTGTAGCTGCTTGAGTATCTGTAGCCTGTTGTCCTACTTGTGCCTGTAATCCTTCTAGAGGTTGATACAGTCCAGTAGCAGGAGTATCTACACCAGCAGTAGGAGTACCAATAGCACCCATAATACCAGAAGTATCTTGAGCATCTTGAAAAGCTTTAATCATTTCTGCTTGAGTTGGTCCTGTAATATTAGTTACAGATGACCCACCACCACCTCTAGGTATGTTAGCAATATCTTGTCTAGTAGCAAGATCAGATATATCTATTGGATCAGGTATAATTGGAGCAACACTAATTTTATCTGCACCTCTTCCTTCTATTTCTGCTGGAGTATTAATAGCATAGTTATAATGACCTTCTGCATATTTACTTAAATCACCACCAAAACGATCAGATTGACTTACCCCTGTTTCATCAGGTGTATTAAACACCTCTACTAAATCTGGATTTCTATCTAAATAATTTTTAGCTTCCGCAGGACTTAATTTTTGTAATCCTGTAGTTGGATCTATAACTGGCATCTTACTTTCCCCTCTCTAATACTTTATCTAGTTTATCCTCTAATCTATGTAGAGCATCCGTAACCATCTTCATGTCCTCTCGTAGCTCTTGCTTAGTAGAGTAGTCTTCTCTAGTACGATTGAGGAGTATATCTATTCGCTTGACCTCTGCCATGAGATTTCTGAACATCCATATCGCAGGTGCAATCACCAGCGTTAATACTACGTTCCAAAAAATTACTGGTGATATAGCTTCCATCATAATCTACTCCTTATAGTGTCGCATTACAAGCGTCTAGAGCATCCCATACTCTCTTAGCATGGGCAGCATTATCAAATGCCTTTGTATTATCTGGATCATCCTCAGTTGGATCTGGATCAGTCCAATCACCTGACACAGAAGTTAAATATGTTTGAAGAGCTTCTTTACTTGCAATCTCTTCAAAGTCTCCACTACCACCATCTTTAACAATGCCTATCATAACATTATCTCTAGGTGCAGCAGTGTCACTATCTACCACCACATACACTCCATGCATACCCATTGGGTCGTGTCCGAAATGTAAAAAGTCTGGTATTGTTCCATCAGCGTTTAGCCGATACTTGCATACTTTGTAAGCCATATTAGTTCCTCCTATTCGGCTGCTTCTAACTGAGGTACATTAGTCAATGATGTAGGATCAAAGACATCGAACCCTCTACTGTTTGCAAACTTAGCTGGACACCCTGCCCATTTGTCTGCACAACCTTCTAACCATTTTACTGTCGCTTCATGTTCAGGGGCTTTACCTTCACTAATAACTTTATTCTCCCACTGGAGATATGCGAACACTTCAGCTTGTGCTTGTGCTGCATTAATACCTAGATCAAATAAGTATATTAAGTTACCCTCATCTATCTGACCACCTCTAGGTCTAGCACTATTTAGTGCCTGTTTCATACAGGTCATTATATGGTATCGTGCTTCTTCTAGTTCATAGTCTGCTTCAGTAAGTTCGTCTTTACCTATATGCTCCATTAGTTTGTCATACTGATTAGTAAAGAAGTTCATTTTACGAATAGCACCTTGCACACTATTCTGACCATTTGTTAGACCAGTTTCTAATTCTAGTATTTCTATCTCTAGCATTTCTTTGTCTAGATCATCTGTGCATTCTTCTAGTTCACGTTGTTTCTTTTTAAGCTCCACCTCTTTCTTCTTCATATTAATAAAGGCTTCTTGCAATGCACCTCTAGTACGATCTACTTCAGCCAATGTATGTTTAATACTACGAATAGGTGTAATAGCAGTTACGTCTAGTGTCACGCCCATAAACTGTGAGTGTGACTTATGGAAGTTAGATGTAGCTTGAGCAACTGCTGGCATCTTTTCTTTTATGTTTGCCAACATTGTTTTATACTCTGGCTTTACATTAGCAGGTAAGTTAATGTTTAGTTCCTGCTGTACTGCTATTTCTGTAGTTTGTTTTGTCATAAGTTTATTTATCCTTTGTTGTTGTTAAATTTTTATAGTCCACCATGTGAGTTTGATACACTAAGCTGATTGTACTGCTGGATTACCAGAACAACAAGCTGTAATTGCACTGGTTCCTTGTGTTAAATCACCAAAATCTACAGCATTTCCTGTACTTGCTATAGTAACGGATTGAATTACGTTTAGATGACCACTATTATAACCTCCACCAAATATCCCTTTAGTAGCATTACTTAAACCTGCAAGAGAATAATTTGTAGCTAAAAGATCTCCGTAATCTGTTCCATTACCTGTGGAAGCTATAGTTATATATTCTATTTTATTAGTGCTTATTCCACCTCCAAAAAGACCTCTCGTAGAAGATGATACTACACCATTATTTGCATAGTAAGTTGCTGCCGTAAGATCACCAAAGTCTGTAGTGTTACCTGTACTAGCTATGGTCACATACTCTATTACATTTAATGAACTACCACCAGATGTTCTACCACCAGAAAACACACCTCTTGTTGTCGAGGCAGTGCTTGAGTGTTCAAATTTAACAGCAGATAGATCACCAAAATCTTGAGCATTCCCAGTGGAAGCTATGGTAATATAATCGATTATATTTATACGAGTTTCAGCATTGTCATTTGCACCACCACTCATCACACCTCTTACATTACTTGATAGTGCTGATCCTTTAGATCTATTTGTGGTCATGTCTCCAAAATCACTGGCATTACCAGCAGAAGCCATACTAAAATAATCAATTACATTAATACTGTTGTATGGCCCACCACCTGAGAATATGCCTCTAGTATCTGAAGAAAATCCTGCACCATTTTTCTTTTGTGCTGAGAGATCACCAAAGTCTGTTGCATTACCAGCAGTCTCAGGAATAATTTTAACTATCTCATTAAAGTTACCACCGTCATTTCCACCACCCATAAAAAAACCACTAGTAGGTCTATTAGCAGCATTAGGCCAATCACCTGCCTGACCAAATATCAGTGGATCATGTATATTCCACACACCAGATGCAGTTGCATTTGAAAGATTGCTAGATGGCTCAACAGGGCTTGGAGATATTATGGAGCCTAAATATCGTTCAGTCATTACGATAGTCCTCCATGTCCATTAGATTGTCCTGCTGGATTACTTGCTTTAAGTGCATCTCCAAAATCTATTGAGTCACCTGTAGAAGCAATAGTAAAATACTGTATTACATTTTGATTTCCACCAATTTCCCAATTATATCCCTGTCCAACCACACCTCTTGTACTGTTGCTAAAACAGGTTCCTTGTGACCACTGAGAAAGTAAATCACCAAAATCTGTAGAATCTCCTGTACTAGCTATTGTCATATATTGCATTCTGTTTAAACCTGCTGCACCTGTATAACCACCACAATGAACCGATCTAGTGCTGCTAGAAGTCGCTATGCCGAAACCATTTGTTTCTAACAAATCACCAAAATCTGTGGTGTTACCTGTCGATGATATAGTCACATATCCTATCTGATTGCTGTAATTACTTGTGCCTGATCCAGATGATTTTCTTCCACCCGAAAAAAGCATCCTAGTGGGACTTCCTGATACTCCTGGTATCATTAACGCTTCTACAAGATTACCAAAGTCTGTTGCGTTACCAGCACTAGCTATGGTTATATAATCTATGGTATCTACATAACCACTAGCTGTTTGCCCACTAGCAAATAATCCTCTAGTACTGTTTGAATTTCCAACGGTTTGTCTTGCTACGGTTAAATCACCAAAATCTACACCAAGTCCTCTTGTAGCAAATGTCGTTAAATCAATGTTGCTTCCCCTACTACCATCAAAATACCCACCAGCAACACACATTCTAGTTGCACTTGATGCACCACCATACGATCCATTTACATAGGTATAACTTATATCACCAAATTCTACGCTGTTACCTAACGTTGCAATATCTATTGATTCAATAAATGAATCTATAGCGCCAGTCATTAACCCAGTATTACCTGCTGATGGTAAATCTGGTAAAACATTTGCTTGTACTGATGGGTGTGCAGCACAACCAGATGATCCTGCACTTATAGCAGTGGCTAAATCGGCAAAATCTGTCGCATTACCTGTACTGGCTATAGTTATTTGATCAATTACGTTAGTTTGTGTTCCACCTCCATCAGTGCTACCTCCAGCATTTAATCCTTTTGTACTATTTGAAACACTTTGACTTCTAAATACACTTACATTTAAATCGCCAAAATCTGTAGCATTACCTGTTGATACTATAGTAACATATTGTATTACATTCCTATTACTGTCTCCCCCACCTATACCAGATCTGCCTCCCATAAATACACCTCTGGTAGAGGAAGAACAGGCAGCTACATTTACTGCTGTAGCAGTTAAATCCCCAAAATCTCTAGAATTTCCAGTACTAGGTATAGTTATATACTCTATTACATTAAGCGTTGCTGAAGCAGAATTATTATATCCTGATGCATTTAAACCCCTTATAGTATTGCCTATTTGACCAGTGCTTAATGCGTGACGAACTGTTGTTAAATCCCCAAAATCTGTTGAATTTCCAGTGGATGCAATAGTAATATATTCAATTACATTATAGTAAGCAGAAGGCCCATATCCTCCTGCAAAAACAAGTCTAGTATCATTATTTCCTATAGTACCTAGTTCAAGTTTAGTTGCTAATAAATCTCCAAAGTCAGACAAATTACCGCTACTTGCATACTCTTTATAATCTATAACATTACTGTGTGAAGACGCATATCCTCCAGCAGTTACAAATCTAGTAGAGCTACCTCCACCAGTACTGTTACCTCTTGCTACAGTTAAATCACCAAAATCTACAGCGTTAGATACGTTAGTTATAAGTATTTTTTGTACCTGATTGGTATAAGCACTTCCATCGTATCCTCCCCCAATTAACGATTTAGGTAATAAATTAGTATCAATAGGAAAAGCAGAATTATACTGATACTTTGTCTGTAGTTTCCAAACGCCTGAGAATGATGGGGCCATTACGATAATCCTCCATGTGAGTTGGATGAACCACCATGTGCATATGGTTGACTAATTATATCACCAAAATCTGTGGCATTCCCTGTAGAAGCTATAGTAATATAGTCCATTACATTTGAAACTCCGCTACTAGCTACCCCACCAGAAAATACTCCTCTAGTAGAAGAAGAAACTGCATTAGCTAAATATCGTGCTACACTTAAATCCCCAAAATCAGTCACGTTGCCAGTAGATGCTATCGTTATGTATTCTAATGTATTTACCGTTGTAGACGAACCTCCTGAGTAAGTCCGTCCAAGAGCAAATACTGCTCTAGTATTACTAGAAACTGCACCACTCATTTGACTTGCACCAGTGCTTAAATTACCAAAGTCAGTGGCATTTCCAGTACTAGCTGTTGTTACATAATCTATAACATCAACGTCATCAGAGGCTTCAAATCCTCCTGCCATAACAGTTCTTGTTTGAGATGATGCAGACGCTCCACTTTCTACAGACACAGTTTTATCACCAAAATCTGTGGCATTTCCAGCAGAAGCAATCGTTATGTATTGTATAACATTGCTTCTAGGGGTTGAGAATGAAAAGATACCTCTTGTGTTACTTCCTGCTCCAGCAACGCTGTATGTTGCACTTAATAAGTTACCAAAGTCTGTAGCTATGCCTTTTGTGCTAAATAATACAAAATCAATTACATCTTGACTGGAACCTGTATAACCACCAGCATGAACAGACCTAGTACTAGAAGCTGTAGCACCCACATACGATCTAGCCACACTCAAATCACCAAACATTGCAGTATCACCTGTAGATGCAATATCAATGTATTCTATAGTAGTACCACTTCCTACACCACCAGCAAACAAACCCATAGCTGCTGGAGCGAAATATGATTCGTTTTGAGCAGCAGCAACATCACTAGAATGACCACCAGATTTTTGTGTATGTTGTTGTGTTAGATCGCCAAAATCAGTAGCATTACCAGTACTAGCAATAGTGATATAATCTATAACATTTTTACCACCACCACCAAAAAATAATCCTCTTGTAGAATCTGCTGTTCCTCCAGCACCGTTTCGGGTAATTGTACTATCTCCGAAGTCAGTTGCATTGCCTGTACTAGCGATGGTAATATAATCCATTGTGTTAGTGCCTGATGAATCTCCTGGACCAAAAACTGCTCTTGTTGCACTAGCTAATGCACCAGAAGTTCTTCCTACTGTTAAATCTCCAAAGTCACTAGAGTTACCAGCACTAGCTATTGTATTATACTGAACTGTTACATGATAAACATTAGATGCTCCCCCTGATAATAAACCAAAACCACCTCCTGTTACTATTCTAGTTGTAGAAGCAGCAGAGCCATGAATTAAAAAAGTTCCTAACAGATCACCAAAATCTGTAACATCACCAGTAGTAGCGATTGTTAAATACTCTATTCTATTTTGATAAGTACCACCACCAGCGTTTATTACACCTCCAGTATTAATACTTCGCACATTATTAGAAGCTGCTCCTACATATCCTGTAGCAACAGACAAATCACCGAAATCAGTGGCATTTCCTGTTGAAGCAATCGTCACATAACTTATAATATCTGTATAAGTAGATGTTCCACTTTCGTAGATAATTGTTCTTGTATCTGAACCAGCAGCGTCAGGATAATTTACACTTCCTGTAGCATTACCAAAATCTGTTGCATTACCTGTAGTTTGAACTGTAACAAAATCTATACGTTGTAAATCTGTAGCATCAGTATTTGCACCAACAAGTATAGCCCTATTTAATGCAGGAGTAAAACTAGAAGTAGCAGCAGACAGTGGGCCATTACCGTAATCATTGATTGCCCATACTTTAGCTACATATGGTGTACCATTACTTAATCCAGTTACAGTAATTGGTGAGGAAGACCCAGTATTAGTATATTGTGCCTGACCTAGAGGATCATCTGATGCACTAGGAGCTACTAAAGTAATTGTATTACCCATACCATTACCATGAGCAGTACAATAATAAGCAGAAGGTTCACTTGCATCTTCAGCTAATACTAGTGTTACAGTTGCTCCTGATGAACCTGCTGTTCCTGAAACAGTAACACCTGTAGTATATTGACTATCTGATGAATTTTTAAAATGGAAAGGATGTCCTGAGTTACTACTGTCTTCTTGATCAAAGACGTATGTAAAACCTTTTACTAAAGTTAAGGCTGGATTACTTACACCGTCAATGTAGAAGACATTACCTGTACCACCACCATATAAATTACCTGATGCTACAGTTACTCTAAAAGTTTTAGTTGTTCCTGTTGCAGGAAATACACTAGCACCAAAGCTAGTAATAGGATCATCACCAACATCAGAAGGTGCAGTAAACGCTACTGAAACTTGTCCAGAAGCAACAGTAGCTGCACCTATTGTTGGGGCATCAGGTACACTAAGATTGTCCTGACCTCCTATAAAACTTCCTCTACGAACCATTAGGAATCCCTATTAAGCGTCATCAATTTCTTCGTATGAGCATACTGCACTTAGATCACCAGCAGCAGATGCTTGTATCTTCAATATGTCACTTTCCATTAAGTATAGGCCCATGTTCTTATCAATTACAACTAGCGTTGCATCAGCAGGAACTGATATTGTTTTTGCTAGATAGTAATCAGCAGAACTACGAGTTATCCATACATCAATAGAAGCAGCGTTAGACCCATCTATGTTTGCTATAACAAGCGAGTTAATCTTCTGTACTTTGTTAGAGCCACAAGTTAGCAACGAAACAGCAGAGGCTGCAACGTCTGCATCCATAACTGTATTTGCATAAATAGAACTAACAGCGACTATATTTGGATTTGCCATTGTTTACCTCCTAATCAACCAAAGACCATAGCCATAGCTATGCTTTTTCCAGTAGTTACGCCATTGTTTAATTGTGTTTGGATGTTACTGGTTACACCATCCAAGTAATCATACTCTGTGCTAGTCACACCAGTATCATATAATGATTTAAGATAATTCAATTCAGTTACAGAACCAGTGTATCCATCTAATGTATTTAATTCAGCAGTAGTAGATGTAACACCATCTAGGATATTTAACTCTGCACCAGTAGCCGTGACTGCTGTACCTGCATAGTTTAAGTTACCTGCTGCTATGTTTACTTCACCTGATCCTTTTGGAGATATGTCTATGTCTATATTTGTATCGTCACCCATAGCTCCAACAACTACAGCACCACCTGATGCAGCGTTTGTTATCTCTATTGCGTTTACAGCAGAACTAGCAGTTTGTAATACTACAGCTTCATTACCGTTTGCATCTGCTATAAAACCACCATCAGCTATTTTAGGTGCTGTCAATGTTTTGTTTGATAAAGTTTGCGTTGTACTTGCATAATATGTATCTAGTAGATCAACATCAAAGTATTTCATTACTGAAGCACTAGAGTCATGCATAAGTATAGCATCGTTATTTGCTATGGCAGTGCTGGTGTCTATACTAACAGCAGAGGCATCTGCAACAGTGTTTAGTTCTGCACCAGTAGCGTTTAAACCTGATACGTTAAATGATGCATCTATTAATGCTTTTACAGATTGTTGTGTAGGTATTAGCGTAGCACTATTAGAAGAGAAGTCATCCTCATCAACAAAGCCTGTAATTGTTATAGTGCCATCTGATATTGACCCAAAGGTAACTGTACCTGTTGTAGTTATGGCAGATGATCCATTGTTTATTGCACCAAACCCTGTAGAGATACTACCACTGTTTAATGCACCAGTAGTAACTAGGTTTGGCATAGCTGTTATTTCATCATCAAAGTATGCAGCTAAGTCTGTAACTGCAACCTGCTTCATTGTTCCAGCATCATTAACAACTACTCTATCTGCATCAACTATTGTAGTGCTTGACGCTGATGTATCACCATCCATAATGTTTAGTTCAGTAGCAGTAGCCGTGACACCATCAAGTATATTTAACTCTGATGCTGTTGCTGTTACACCGTCTAGTATGTTTAGTTCTTCTGGTGTAGATGTAATCTGTGTTGTACTTACTGCTGCTAATACAGGTATTGTACCAGATTGGTTAGGTAAGTTAATTGTACGATCAGCAGTAGGATCTATTATAGATAATGTAGTTTCATGGTCATCAGCAGTAGCACCTTCAAACACGATTGCATTCTGTGCATTCATAGTAACTGTATCTACTACTGTTTGCGTACCGCTTACTGTTAGGTTTCCTGTAACAGTTAGGTTATCACCTATAGTTACTTCAGAAGTACCATGTCCTATTGTTATTGCAGTACCAGATATGCCAGTACCGATAGATACTGACTCACTACTGTTGGCTGTATCAACAATAAGATATGCATCTGATCCCTGCTTAATTGTAAATGCAGTAGCTGAGTTATCTGTTACTGCTACATTAATATCTGTATCATCAGCAGAAATAGAGTCAAGGGCAATATCACCTACGTTAGTTATATTACCATCACCTACGCTAAGTGCAGTAGCACTAAGAGTTCCAGATAGTGCAGTGTTAGCTCCAGTAAATGTAGCAGCAGTAGTAGAACCAGATTTAATTATTAAGTTACCACTGTTGTTTGTTAATGCACCATACTGTGTGCCATCATCTTTTAATAATACATCAGCACCATCTGCATCTAGTATAATATCTCCAGCAGCATCCACTGTCATATCACCAGAAGATAATGCTATAGTTGTGCCATCTATGTTAAAGTTATCTATATCAATACCAGCATCAGCAGTAATCTTACCAGTAACTCCTAGTGTACTGCTCAT